GTCTATATAGATGTTGCCTTTGCTTAGATAGTCAGACGCAACATCATTAACAATCTGTTGAACGTGGTCAGGATTGTTGTAGTCAAACAGAGTTTCTGCGCGGACCCATAGCGGGTAGATCTTGGCAGTCTTTTCTTTTCCTTCGCTCAGATATTGCAGAGACTTAGCCTCAGAGATTCTGCGCTTGATAAAGTCTTCTGCAAACTTGGCATCGGGAGAGATAAAGATCGGTCTGTTCTCGCGGAACATGGAGAAGTCCTCCATGCTGGCGTGATACATGACTTGCGGGCGACCCTCATCAATGACGCCGCTTGCGCCAAACCAACGTTTAAATTCTTTGGTTTCGGGCGGAGCCTTGGCGTAGGCGGCCTTTTCTGCTTCCTCTGCGGTGGGGAAGTAGGTGCGAAGGCTCAGTTTCTCAGCCTTTGCTAGAGGGATGACCTTGCGGCCAGTACCTTTAAACTGCGCTTGGTTGGGGACAACAACCGTGTCGCCGTCCGTCTTGGGGTCGTACTTAACGAAGAAGCCGCCAGTCTTCTGGGTAGCGTTCTTCTCGCTCAGGTTGCCTGCCTTGTTACGCAGGCCAATGATCATGCCGCGCCCGTCAGGCTGCTTGGGATCAAGGAAGCGGGCATCGTAATCATCGCCGTCCCAGACACGGTACTGCACCCCGGTCTCTTCATCTACCAAGAAATCAGGCAGGGCAGACTTGGACGAGAACGCCATAGCGACGTTCTGACCATCATTTAAACGTCCACGCATGGTTGCCCAGTTGTGGTCGTACTGGCCGGCCTTGTTCTTGAAGAAGACGGCTTCCCCGTTAATCACTTGACCAAATCCAGTGGAGCTATAGGTCAGATGGTGGTTGGGGCCAATCGAATCGCTACCCAGCTTGGTGTAGTCGTAGAACTGAACGTCCGGATTGCCTTCAATGACGGCCCGGAACATCTCAGGCTTGAAGTCAGATGTGACGTTCAACCTCACGGCTGGTTGGTAGATCTCCTTAGCAACCTGCTCACGCTTCTTGGTTTCCTTGTTGATCTTGGTCTGCGTCGGAGCAGCAGACCATTTCTTCAGGGAATCAATCTCAGCCTGAAGGACAGTAGCAAAGGCCTCGGGATTGATGACCAGCGCCTCGGTCTTGAGGTACTGCATCATGCGCGGGCCAGCGCGGAAGGCGCTCTTGGCGATGTCGTCCACATCCTCAGAGGCCGTGCCGCCGAACATGAAGTTGCCGCCAGAGGTCTCACCCAAGCACAACCCCTCGCAGATAGCCGAGCGGGGGCAGGTAGAGACCTTCTCCGAAATCTTTTGCGCCGCAGCAAGACCCAGACCCTGAGAGGCAACGCTGTTGCCTTCATAGTCCAGTCCATACTCGCCAACCCGGGTCTTCTCCAGCTTGCCGTTCTCAGACAGCAGGTTACCCACGTTGTGCTCTTTCTTCAGGAGCTTGCGGGCATTGGCAACTAGCTTCTTACGCTCTGCCGGGGTGGCATCCTTGTAGGCTTGGACGGCCTTGGTGATGCGCTTCTCGTGGTCGTCGTAGGAGAACTCACCCGTGATGGCCTCTTGCCGACCCTTCTGGATCGACTGCATCTTCATCTTCTTGTTGAAGAAGTCACCCTGCGCGAGGGGGATGAAGAAGTCCCGGCGACCGTTCTCGTACTCAGCGTCAAGCTGGAGCATGTCGGGGGTTACATAGACCAGCACCGTGCTGCCGTCCAGATCTTGGTCAAAGCTTCCCCGATTACGCAGGATGGCATCACCGCCAGACTCGTTGGTCAGGTAAACGCGGTTACGACCCTCGGACGGGATTACTTTGTTGCGACCGATGTTCAGAGAGTTCTGCTTGGTCGTGTGGTAGTAGACCGTGACGGTGCCGTCCTTATTGATAGGAACGCCCAGCGTCGGGTCAAACTTCAGGTGCTTCTCAGGATTGAACTTCTGAAGCGAGTACTTGGGAGCCTCGGTAGGCAGATCAAGGAAGCCTTCCGACACGTACGGGCGGATGCCAGTTTCTTCTTCAAACTTGTCCGCTTGCTTGATGGTGGCTTCGTCAGCCTGCCATGCATTAGCCTCGGAAGGTTTGGCGGCAACAGCTTGATCAACCCATGCTTGGGCATCGCGCTTAAGGCTGAACGTGTCATAGATGAAGTTATCACGCGCATCGACAACATTCCAAGCAGCACGCTCTCCACCAGAATCAGTGCCGACGGAGGTCTTGACGATTTTGTATTCAGCGGGGAGGCTTAGTTTCTCAGCAGCCTCATCCACCTTCTCGACCTGCTTGGCAAGCTTGCCTTCTTCGATCTTGCCGAAGATGTCTTCAGCAGACTCATATCCAGCGCCGGTCAGGGCACGCTTGAGCGCAGCAAAGAAGTCCTTGATGCGTTTAAATAGCGCAGCCATCATGCCCGGGGGAGGCTTGGTGCCGCCATCGAAGTCGCCAAAGGCGTCAGCAATAGCTTCCTCAAGGATGTCAGCCTCGGAATAGCCCAGCTCCTTGTAGGCATCAAAGCGGGTCATGACCTTGCCCTCAAGCTCAGTCATCTGCCCCTTGAGGTACTTGTCCACCCAAGTCTTCTTAGCCTGCTGCTCCAGTGCTTTCCATTGCTGCGGGGTGAAGAAGCCAAGGTTCTTCAAAGCATGCAGCGCCTCATGGCGCATGGTCTGGACAGGCTTGTCAGCTTCCAGAGAGATTTGAATCAGCTTCTGTAGAGAAGAGTACTTGCCGCCTGCGCCATGTTCGATCTGGTCAACGATCTTGAGGGCAACGTCTTTCAGGCCAAACTTAGAAAGCAGGGGAACCAGAAGCTCTTCCAGCTTCTGAACGCGCTCATCACGCTCGGCCTCTTTCTTGGCCTTCTCTTGTTCCTGCTTGACCTGCTCTTCAGACTTGGGAGACTTCTTGACCTTGATGCCGGGGGTCTTGCGGCCATCAAGCTCTTTCTGGGCGCGGTCAAGGAAGGCTCCTTGCTTGCCGGAGTCAACGATCTCTTGAAGCTCTTTGTCCGACAGGTTAGCCAGAATGCTCTGCTCGGCCTCTGCCCGGGTCGGGAAGGTGCCGACCGTCTTGCCTTCTTTGGTGACGGTAAAGCCCTTGCGGGTGACTTGCCTCTTGCCCACAGGCTTGGCCTGTAGGGGGACGCCGTACTCTTCAATACGGTTTAGCAGGCTCTCGATGCGACGACCCAGAATGTCTTCTGCGCGGGCTTGCTGGGCTTGGGCTTTCTTGTAGCCATCCGTGTCGGTCTCGCCACGGGCTTCCATAGACTCAAGCGCAGCCCGGCCTTTTTTGACCGTCTGCTCATGCTTGGAGACATCCTGAAGCAGCTTGTCCGCTTCCTTGCGGCGCAGACCCTGTAAACGCTCAATCTTGGCAGGCACATCCTGTTCTTCAAGGATGGTTACCAGCGGCTTCATTTGGCCTTCGGGCGTGATGGCAAAGCCGGCAGGGCGCTCACCCTCGACAAAGGACTGTTCTGCGATGTCAAACCCGCCCGGCAGAGGTGCACGGGGAGAAGGTTTGGGAGCTTCCTTGGGTGCAATAGACACCAAGGTCTGCTCTTGGACATCCAGCTTCTGCTTCTTGGCAGCAGCTTCAGCCTTGGCGCGGTCAAAGTAGGTGAACTTGATCTCGCCGGTCTTGGGGTCGATGGTGCGGAAGACCTGCTGACGTGACTCGGACAGGTCGCCATTCTTCAGGGCCGTGTCCAGCAGCATCTCTGCGGCACGCTGGGACTCCAGACCTGCGGCGTCCATCACGTCCTGAGAGATAACTTCCCGGGCCAGAGGCTGGTTACCCATCTCTTGGAAGCTGACACCCACATACTTCAGGGCGTTGTTGTACTGCTTTTGGGTAAACCGGCTGGCGTTGGAGCCTTCAGGCAGGACAACCTGTTCACCCGGGGCGACGGCAGGCAGATCTTTTAACGATTTAAACGCTGTATAGAGCTGCGGCTGAGACAGCTTGGTGATGTCCCGGTTGCCGGTCGTGCGCTCAAGGAAGTCGCCAAACCCCTTGGTCTCGGTGGCGATGTTCTTCTCAACCGCAGCGTTGATGACATCCTCGGCGGAGAAGATTTCTTCCCCTTTAAATCCAGTCTTGAACGCCAGAATGGAGTCAAGCGCAGCCTGCTCCCCTTGCGGGTTCACATTGGTCATGGCATCCCGAATGTCTTCCACGGAGAAAGACTTAAGCCGGGGCATGCCCATGTCCTTACGGTACTGATCGACGTACTTCAGGACTTCAGGAGACAACTCTTCCCGGGTGATGTTGCCAACCGGGTTCTGTAGATCGACCTCTTTCTCAGGCTCTGCGGTCTGAGCGGGAGCGGGCAAGGCAAGCACGGGAGTCTCGGGCAGGCCTAGGTTCTCGCGGGTGCGGTTAAGCTGTTCCTGCTGTGCAGCCAGCTCTTCCTGACGCCTTGCAAGGGCGGCAGCTTTCTCTTGTTCAAACGCTGCCTCATCCTCTTTTTGCTTCAGTGCAGCATATTGGGCTTGAGCGCTAGAGCGTCCAGCAGCACGGGCACCAGCACCAAACGGAGCGCCAACCAAGCCCGCCCCGTAGGCGGCTTCCCCGTACTCAGACAGGGCATCAGGAGTGGTCAGGGGCAGGCCTGCTTGCAGGCGCTCCAGCATCTGCTGGGTAACCTCAGTGGGGATCTCAGCAAGAACACCCACACCAGCACCCCGGGCCAAGGATGCGGCAACGCCTTCCTTAGCAGCTTTCTCAAGGGATGCACTGGTGCCACGGGCCAGCATCTTCTCAGCCTCGGGGCCAAGGATCTTGCCAATGAACGTGCGGCCAAGGGGGATGGCGGTAGAGGCCACCTCAAGGGCGGTGCCGGGAACAGCGGCTCCCAATGCTGCGGTGCGGGAGATTTCTCCCGGGGTCTCTTCCTGCTGACGAACTAGGTTAGAGCCGTACAGTTGGAGCAGAGAGGGGATAGCTGCGCCAGTAAGGCCGCCGACAATAGTTCCAGCAGGCCCGAACGGCGAGCCAGCCATAGCGCCAGCCTTACCACCAGCGATAGTTGCGGCGATGTTGGGGAACTGTTCTGCCAAAGCAGCGGGGACTTGGCTAATAGCCTCCCCGGCGGCAGACAACAGGCCGCTCTGCTCGTATGCCTGCTTGACCTTTTCTAGGCTAGCACCCGGGGCATACTGCGCAGAAATCTCTTGCTGACGCTGTAAACCACGACGGGCAGCGGTCTCAGGATCAATAACTGAGCCTAGGGCGGTCTCAAGACCTGCGCCAAAGCGTTTAAATCCACCGATGCCGGAGGCCAAGATCCCTTCTTCGGGGGCGGCCTCGGATGATGCAATGACTCGTTTTACCGTGGCTTGAATTACCTTCGGATCAGTACCGTCTGGAAACTCAAGGATGCGGCCATCTGCTAACTGAGCTTGAACCGTCATCTAGACCTCACTGAATGGGGTTACCTTTAGCATCAAACCGCATCACTGTACCGGCTGCCGCAGGGGCCGCACCGCCAGTCTGCACGTTTACATCCTGCATGATTGCGGCTTTACGCTGATCAATCTTACCTTGAATCTTGGCTCGGTCGGCTTCGGTTTTTGCCTGATTGAGTTCAAGGTTCAACAGCTTGAGCGAGGTGTCCTTCTCCAGCTTATCTGCCAAGAGCTTCTGGCGGTTGAAGTCGGTACGGATATCCACGCCGCCTTGCACCCCAGAGGCAACCCGCAGAGCATCTTCCAGAGAGCCTTTGTATCCGGGCTGCGCCATGATGCGATCTGCAATCTGAAGCAGTGCTGTATCACGGCCAGCAGCTTGAACAGACAGTGCGCGGTTGCGATATTCAATCTCCTTGTTGAGCTTCTCCAGCTCAAACCGGCGACGTGCAATTTTGTCGGCGGAGTCTCCCGCTTCCTTCATGTCACCGCGCTTGGTGGCGATCTCGTACTTCTTCTGCTCCATCAACAGCTTGTTGTAGTTGTCGTTGGCAGCAGCTTCCAGCTCCTGCGTCTTGGCGATAGAAGTGCCAAACGCCGGGGCAGCTTCACCAACGCTGCCAAGGAAGGTAGCGCCGGGTCTGGCTGCTTTAGAAGCCATGGTAAAACCAAAGTTCATCAAGGCATCGGATAGACCGCGAGCTTTGATCTCTCCAGCCTTACCCTTCTGGGCTTCAATCAGCTTGTTCAGTTCATCACGCTCGCCCTTGTGCAGGCCTTGCATGCGCTCATAGATAGACATCGCCTCATCGGCAATTGACTTCTCTGATACGCCGGCGGTCTGGGCAATAGCTGCGGAGGCTTTCTTCACCTCTTTGGTAGCCTTCTCCGAGGGAGCGGGGGCAGGAGCAGCAGCTTGCCGAGCCGGAGCCGGAGCAGGAGCGGGGGCGGGAGCAGCAGCAGGCTTACGCTCCTTCTCCATGCGAGCTGCAACTTCAGGGGCTGCGGTCCTTAGAAACTCAATCCGCTGTTGATCTTCTTCTTCCTTGCGGCGGTTCAGAATAGATTGGCGGCGAGGCTCGTCCGTGGCTACGTTTGCAGCATAGGCTGCGGGGTCCATGCCGCTAAACTGAGCGAATGGGTCAATGTCACCGCCACCAGAGAAGGCCACAATACCCCCCGCAGCCATGCCTTCTTCCATGCTATCTGCGAACTGGTCAGGGATGCCGGCAGCAATACCACGGCGCATGGAGGCGCGTTGCGAAATCTCTTGAGCAATAGCCTGAAGTTGCACGGCATCACCACGGGCGATAGCCGATTGCTGGGCTTGTTGCAGTTGCTGGTCAGACAGCTTGTCAAGGATGTCTTCAACGTTGCGGGTGTCCGTCACACCGCCTTCGGCATAGGAATCAACCATGCCGCCTTCTGCGCGGGTTAGAGCGCCATAGGCACCCAGCCCGGTGCCGACCAGCGTACCCAGATTGTTGGGCTGACCGCCGTACAGGGTTTGAACCGTGCCCATCGGGGTGCCGCGCAGCAGGTTCGACATGAACTCAAGCTGCTGATACGGATACCGTTGCTGGTTCTGGAAGTCCTGATAGGCCTGAGTCAGGCGCTGCTGCTCCTGTTGCTGCTGCTGCGTACCATACAGGTTCTGGAGCTTGTTTACATCCATGCCCTGCTGGAACTGCTGGCCGCCCAGAGCGCCCAACTGACCAGCGCCGGTAATCGCGGTTTGCAGACCTTGGATGCCCAGACCAGCGCCGTATTGACGAGACTGCTCACGCAGTTGCTGCTCACGGGCGAAGTTCTGTTGTGCCTGATCAAAGGCAGACATGTACCCACGGGCACGGATGTCACCCAGTTGGGTTCCCAGATTGCGCTGACGCTCTGCCTCAAGAATTGCCTGACGGCCACCGCCAAAAGCACCTGCGCGGGTAGCTTGTCCCATATCAGCAACGCGCTGCATCTCAGAGGAGCGCTGGGCTTCACGAAGCTGCGGCTCCATCGCCTGCTCGATAAACGGGTTCATGTACTGAGCTGCACGCCCAGATGTAAATTGACCCATGCGGAACGGGTCATACTGCGTGCCCAGAGCGCCCATAGTGGCAGCGCCAGCCATCCGACCGGCCTGAGCGCCAAGCTGAGAAGGCTGCATGCCCTCTGCACCTTGGAACGACTGTTGCTGCAACGGGGAGAATCCAGCAACCTTCTCGCCCTTGTAGGCTTGATACGGGTTCTGGTTGATGTCCGTCAGCGCTTGGCCCTTGCCAAGCACCTCTTTGGCATACGGCTTGGCCCAGTCCGGCAGATCCGTAACCTGAGTCTGGCTTGCAGGAGCACTGCTACCGCCGCCGCCATAGATGATCCGTCCGCCTTCTTTGCGGGTAGCGCATTCGCCAAAGGGTTCACCCATGGCGTAAAGCTGTTGACGTGAGTAGCTCATACTGACTCCGTACTCAAGATTTTTGTGTACAGCTTATCTGTGTGCTTGTATCCCAAGTACTCAAACAGCCGAGAGTTATCTAAATGCACCTTTGTGTGGAAGATGATGCGATTTACACCATCAGCACGAAGTGCCTCTTCTGCAAACTGGAAGAGCCGGATACCCGTGCGCCCCAGTCGATGTGTCTTCTTGAGGAAATACAAATCCTCAAACGCAGTCTTGCAAGACCTGTAGTGCAGATGAGGCTGAACGATGAAGATGGCGTAGCCAATCAGTTCTTTATCGTCCCGCGCCGTCACGCACCTAAGCATGCCCGCAACGTGTAGCTTTCCATACGCCTCAAGGTCCGGGTCCATCGGGAAGTCCTTGGTCACACACAGCTCTTCGTAGTGAGCGGGTGCAAGCACTTTGAACTCCTCGATGAACGTCGCAGGGTCCTCGACGGCGTACTCAATTGTCATGCCGGCAGCAGCTTCTCAGAGCGGCTGTTAACCGCAACCTTGCCTTTGCCGACAGTTTTCTCTCGGTTCTTCTGCACGCGATCCATCATTGAATACAGCTTGCGAGCGCCAGCCTCAGTCGAGCCATTACCCAACTCAGAGACAATACGGGCAGGCACCACAAACTCACCATCAGCAAGACGCGCAGGACGCTTGTTAGCAATCGTTGCAGGGATGTCATCACTCACGCCATCACCGGGGCCGCGCAGCAGACGACCGCCATCAGAGTAGTCGCCCAGATGCGAGAGTCCGCCACCCGCGTACATCTGCCCACCGTTAGCCATCATCATCTGCGCATCGTTGCGCTCTGACATGCGCTCGACCGGCATAGCATCCATCAGGCCACCGCCAGCAGCCATCGAGGTCGTGGGATTTAAACGGGCAAAGCTCGGGCGGAAATAGGTGTACTCACCCATGTCACCTTCGCGGGAGGGAGGAGTCTGAACGCCGGGGTCATAAGCGTAGCGATACTGCTCGGTATCGACGGGGGCCGTAGAAGTCTTAGGCTCCATCATGGAAGCCAATGCAGGGGCTGCCGCAGCACCGCCGGCTTGCATCAATCCTTTTGTGCCACCCATGTTTTGCATGAATGATTCAAAACCACCTTGAGAGCCTAAGCTCTTAACGCCTTGACCAATTGTTCCAAGACGATCTGCAAAAGATCCAGTGTTATAAGCTTGAGTCGCAGCGTTGCTTGCATTTACATACGGCTGCGTCTTGCTAAGAATATCTGTTGCATATTGACCCATGGCTTCTGGAGCCAACGTGGGGACGTTGTTTACAAGCGGAACAGCGTTAGTAACTTGCTGCACACCTGCTTGCGCTGTAGCCAACTCAGGAGCCAAGCCTGCTTGAATGCCGCTTTGAGCCAGACCACCAGCGAGACCTGCGCCGCCGTAAGCGCCAAGGCCAGCCATCAAACCTTTCTTGAGGCTTCCTGTTGCAACTCCAGTTACCCCGCCAGTAAGCAAACCTGCCATCAATGGCGACAAAGTGCCGCCGGAAAGAGCAGTAAGGCCGATACCTGCAACCATCGGCAGAATAGAAGACAAGAAACCAGCTTCAGGCAAGCCAGTCTGCGGGTTAATAGTGAGCGACCCGCCGTGCGCCATAGCAATAGATTGAAGGCTTTTGACCTCGCTCGGAGCCATGTGGACGAGCATTGTGTCCGGCCCTCTGCCTTGAGCAGCTAGATGGTTTGCGGCGATTTGTAGGCTCATTGGGGCCTCACGGAATGGGGGTTGATAGATGGTATCACGGGGGGAGCGCAGAGACAAATGTCATTGTCGCCACTACAGACTGCGTAGACGGCTTGGTTGGCGTTCCGGAAGCGGCAAGGTGCTGAATGGACACATCGGTGTTGGGAACAGACCAATAGATTTCGATGTACTGGCCCGCCGTCATACTTAGAAAATAATTCCAACCAATAATTGAGTGTCCGTCCGTACCTCCGTGGCTACCCGGAATAGATACAAAGCCAGTCGAACCCGGTATATTTACCCCATTTTGACGCAACCAAATGTATACATCTTGAACATTACTATTTGCGTTTGTAAACTGCGTACTAAACTGTAAGTTGTATATGCCAGCCGTTGCCACTGTAATTTTAGAAGTTGCAATACTTACACCATTGGCAAAATCCGTGGTGTTTAACGTCATCAAGGTGGCGGTGTTAGCGGTGGTGGTCTGATCTTGATCGCTGGAAAATGCGCCATACGGAACCGACAAAGTTCTTAACTGCCCCAGAATGTTGTCCACCTGATTGAAGTACAGGCGCAGAACGTCAGCAAACTGATCGTGGTAGCGCTTCTCGTAGTCCGTCGGAGCGGTGGGCAGGCGCGGCGCGACGACCCGGTTGAGTTCAAACTCAGATGTAACGATCTGGGTCATCAGCGTCTTCCATCAGGACGGATATCAATGGCCGGCACACCCAACTGCCAGTTCACGCCCAAGCCGTCGGAGCTAACTTTGAACGCCATCTGGCGACCACGGATGCGGGTGTAAATGATCTCGGTGAACTGCTGCACCGTGTAGTTGCGCTGGGCTTGAAAGTTCTGCGTGCTGGTCACCGTCGGCGTATCCGCCGTGCCGTAGTTGGAGCCGGGGTTCTGGCGCGGGCGCAGCGTGAACGTCACCTGCGGGTTGTTGACGTAGGAGCCATCGAACGTAATGTCCGGGATCATGCGCCACGCAAATCCGTAGTTGTGCCCATCACCGATGTTGAAGTCGGCAGACTGGATGTACGCACTGATCGGGCTAGGCGGGTTGGTGGTGCCGTCGTCTACGCCATTCTCGTGGTAGACCAACTGGTTACCGTAGGTTGTGGCCACCGGGAAGTCACGCAGCGGCGAATCCAGCCATGCGGTACGCGACAGATTGCCGTAGGACCAGATGCGCTCAAGGTGGTTGTAAACGACGTAGCGGTCAATCACCGTAGAGTTGGCGGAACAGTAGTACCACCAGATTTCGTTGTAAGCCTCATTGGTGCCCGCAATAAACTGATACTGCTGTTGAAGGTTGATGTCGCCAAAGATGTATTGGCGCAAGGGGCAGTACAGGGTTTCCACACGACCCGAGTACATGTAGAACTTATCCAGCCCCATCCAGTACGTGATGTTGGCTGCGGTTGCAACAGCGTTGGGGCCGGCAACAGAAGTGTTGCTACCCAGAATCTGAAAGCCCCAAGTAAACGGCGGGCCAAGATACTGCATGGAATAAATCGCAGCATCCGTCCAGACCAAGATCTCCTGACGGGTTTGCTGGTGGGCAACGATGCTGGAGCCGGTGGACAGGCGATAGCTGCCGGCCTGATTGGTGGCCGACGGGGTCCAAGTGGCGTAATCTTCCTGATCCGACCAGCGGACCAGAAGAGGATCAAGCTCAGTAAGGCCGTAGTCGTTGCAACCAAACGCAATCACAAACCGCGAGGCGTCAGAGACCAAGACGGCGTTACAGATACTGGGGCAGCCAGCATCCGTCTGGTACGCACCCGAGCTTGTGGGAGAGAGCAGCACCGCCCTGTCATAGATTGTTGGGTTGGGGTTAACCTTCCACAGGTAGAGCGCTCCCCCGCGAGGGTTGATGATCAGGTCTTGACCAAAGTTGGTCTGGCTCCACAGACGCAACTGCACGCCAACGCCCGATGTTGCCGACTCGCCCCAGCCGGTTGCGTTGCCGTATTGGTTAACAACGGTGCCGTCTGCGTGCGCCACAGCGGTACTACCCACGCCTCGGGTGCAACCAGTGAAAGTTGTGCCGGTTTTGCCGGAGTACGTGATGTACTCACCCTCGATGCCGATGACGCCAGACGCTGCAAACCCAGTGGTGGAAACAACCGTGATGGTCGTGGCGCTGTCGTTGAGTGCGCCGTTTAGCGTCGTCGTCGCAGCAATCGTAACTGTACCGCCGTATCCACCAGCACCCCAACCAGTGAGTGACGCATAAATTTCTTGGCCGATGTCGATTTGATAGCTGAACGTCGCAGCGCCAGTGGTTCCAGAGGACGTGGCAGGAGAGCTAACCGTGATGCTGTAGGTGGACGAATCAATATAGGTGATGCGGAACTCTTTGTTTAGCGCAGAGGCAGGGATGCCGTTGACTGCACCACCCACACCAGAGATTGTGACAAAGTCACCATTACCAGCGCCATAGCCCGGATCGTTGACAATAACAGTGGTAGAGCCGTTGACGGTCGTGAAGGCGTTAGCCGCAATCACGTTTACATCACGCAGTGGCGTGACATCGTAGAAGTTACCGCCGTTGGACTGCTGGATGTAATATTTCAGGTTCGTACCCAAACCCATCAGGTTGTAGCCTGCAAGATTCACCCAGTTCCACAAAGAACGGCAAATGCCCCAGAATGATCCAGTCGGCGGGGGCAAAGACGTACCGTTGTTGTAATAGCCGCCGGTATCCCGCACCCAGCCGCCGAGCTTCTCCGGGTAGCCCGAGCGAAAACGCACCTTGTCCATCTCGAACCAAGTGCCTTCGTTAGCCAGCGTTGTGGATTCTCTGTTTACACCGGGCTTGAGCTGGAGTTTTTGCAGCGGCATGAGCGCCCCTTTATGCGGTCAAAACCTCTTGCGCGTGTTTAATATGCGCAATCCGGTCGTCTAGCCCAATGGTACCGCCGTTGATCTTCTTTGTCATCCCGGTGAAGTCTTTAGCATCAGCCTCTTTGTTGAGGTTGCGCTTGTTCCAAAACCACCCGGCGGTGAGCGCTGCGTACTTGGGAACCAGCACATAGTCCGGGCTGTGGATGAAGTCCATGTTTAAAGCATCGCCGGCCAACGTGTAGTTATCCTTGCCGGTGAGCTGGATCAGCCCGCGCCCGTGGTACAGCCAGCCCTCACCAGTCTCCTCCGGCCCGTTGCCCATACGCCCTGCGTATACTTTATTAGCAATTTTCTCGGGGTTGCGGTGGTAGGGCTTTGCAGCCTCCAGCGTCGGAAAGCGGCTCGGCCAAGTCTTCATCAGGCCCTCTGCGCTGTAGTTCATGTTCTCCTCCAGCCGGGTGAAGTTCATGGACTCATGGGCGCACTGCCCGATAAACGCAGCTTGGCGCTCAGGGGTGTTGATCTCGTAGCGGTGGAACACCTCTTCCAGAGGTTCGACCCAGTCAACGCTGATCTTGAGTTTGGCGAGGGCATTGGCGAGGCTCATGATTTGATTGCCGGTACTTTAGAAAGAAGATCGGTCTTGGCCTGAGAACCGGCCGACGAGCCGAAGTAATAGGCAATGATGCCAGTCCAAGCGGTGCCAAGGGAACCCAGCATCATTAGGATGGCCGGGTTGTTGGAGTCCACCTTGCCCAGCAGCATCATCACCATGATGCCGAAGAAACCGACGGTGACAATCGCAGCCAGCGCCGGAGGGACGATGGAGCGGGTAGTGGCCTGCATCTCACGGGCAGACTTGCGGTCATCTACGGCCAGCGACTCAAAGTTCAGGCCCAGTTCATTCTCTTGACGCTTTAACTCGATCTCAGCGATCTTGATCTGCGCGATCTGCTCGGAAGTCAGCTTGCCGCTGGAGATGATGTCCTGAACCTTGTCAGGCTCCACTCCAATTGCTTTGGATACTGCGGAGACAGCCATACCCATCAAGGGTCCGCCCATCGCCGTAGCAATAGTGGGGGCGATTTGTTTGAGCCATTCCATTACTGTTTACTCCTTGAAAGCATGGTTGCTGCAATCTGCAAGAGGACGCGGTACTGGTCCACATCCGGCGGTTCTTCTCTCCACCCTACGGTGATCTGCCCGACCAGCTTGCCCGGCTCTGGAGGAACCCCCACCCGGCAGCCGTAGGTCATACCCTTTTCCATGTACCACAAGCCGATCTCAGACTGCGCGGTCTTGTAATGACCGCATGGAATCTCACCGGCCATCAGCGCCACAACGTCCCTATTGTTGGCGACGTTGGAGGTGAAGAGACCCACATCCAGCCCGTCGTGTTCCTTCTCCCTGCCCTGCTTGGTGTACGCCCGATGCAAGACGCGGGTGCCAAACATAGGGTTTACCTTGAATATAGCTACGACTGTAGCGTCGGTATTTCGGAACAAGTGCGCTGCTGCATCCTCTACTCTGTCCTCGGCAATGGCGGGAAGCTTTTGCTGCTCCTTGTAGGCCCCGATCAGGAAGGCTTGGTTCTGCCAGATAAAGTAGCCGACGAACGCGAAGATCGCCATCAGGAGGATGGCAAACAGTTTGAAGGGTGAGTCCACATAACTGAGGACTTTGTCGATCAAGCTGTTGTGGTTGATCTTCTCTTCACTCACGACATGGCCTGTTTAACGATGAAGATGATGATGACACCAATGATGACGACGCAAATTGCACCACCAACGATTTGCGCCATGAGTAGCCGCTGGGCAACAACACGCTTGCGCTCAGCCGCAGCGATACGTTCGGCCTTTTCCCGGGCCTGTTTGATCTTCATCCGCTCTTTGAGCATCATCTCCCAGAGTTCTGGGTAGCCGCCGTAGACCAGCATGTGTTTGAGTTGCTCCTCAGATTCACGCAATTGGTTGGCCTGCATGACGATCTCCATCGCCCTGCCGGTATCTGATTTGCCGGACTTGCCTGCGTCGTTGGCGGCCTTTTGAACGGCATCTCGGGCGTCAAAGAAACGGCTGAACTCCCCGACAAGGCCGTTAACGTCCTTGCCTAATTTAATGGCCTTTTGTATGCCAGCCACCGCAGCTTGCGCGGCAGCAAATGCGGTGAACGGATCGATCATAGTTAGCCAAACTCAGGGTACCCCACAGGCTTTTTGGCCCAAGGATTAACTGCAACTGACATACGGGTTCCCGTATATTCCTCTACCCCATGCAAGATGCCGGGGGAAAAAACAACCATTCTGTTGGTGATCGGCTTGACGGTAATAGATTCCGTCATGAATGCGCCGCCAGTCACATTTACATCAGCGTAGTACACGATGCTGCAAAGCGGATGAGCCACCTCACCGGTGGTGTTTTGCAGGGCCTCGTCTTTATCAATATGCCAGTCCGGGCGAGTGCCGTAGTGCGCCCAGTACTCACACCCAACCATGGAGGTTAGGTCAAAGAACTTGGAGGCCGCCTTTACCAGCAGCGCCATGGGCGATTGATCATCCTGAATCCCGGCTAGGGTGCCGGGCTGCCATTTCATGGCTCGGGCCTGATCGCTGGACGAAAAGAATCCCACCACCGCAGAGCGGTGAGCGTCGTCAAGCACATTATCAAGCACGATCAGCATTTGTTGTAAATCAACGCTAGGGTTAAACGATAGAACGGCGCGATATGCGACTGCGGACGGATGGTGTGCGGGATCTTGGCGTCAAACGCAATCAAGCGGTTTGGCGTGTAGGAGCTGGCGAACACTACCTCTTTGATTGGCTCGTCATAGAACAGCGTCTCTCCGTGCCAGCCGTCGCGCCACTCCAGATTGACGTAGTACAGCAGCACCTTGTCTTCTGGGTGGGCGTGGACGAAGTTGGCGTCCGACGGGGTGGACAGATTCATGACGCACTTGGTCAGGGTAAACCCCTCCATCTCTTGGCCGACAGGCGTTGCCTTGAGCTTGGGGACTAACTGGATGCGCTCAATGTCTTCCGGGGAGTACAGGGCGTGTAAGAACTGGTGCTTGCTGTTCTCCACGATATTGCCGTCGGCCCAGCCGATCCGGTACATGGACTTCTGTGCAAAGGCGTACAGGTTGCTCCTGTATTCCAAATCAAACACGTTGTCGTAGACCCGCAGCTTGCGCCCGTTGTCTACCGTCACCTCGCGGATCACGCTGTTTGAAAGCACTCAAGCACCTCGCTGTATTTGGTCTTCGTGAAAGAGAACGTGAGCATACGACGAGATTTACCGGGAACCAAGTCCACCGAATGGGGTACAGAGGTATCCATCAGCCACACATCGTTTGTTGCAGCGCAAAACTCTTCCACGTACTCTGAGGTGCGGCTTTCCTTGTCCCAGTGATAGAACTTGGTCACCTCGCCGTGGGTGTCGAGGTAGACGTTGATGCCGCAGGTCTTGTTTAAATCCACATGCGCAGGAAGCACGGGGTCAACTGCGTCTATGGCCGGCAGCTCAAGTAAAAATACTTGTGGTCTTTCCAGCTCCAGTAGCGCCGCAGGAAGCTGCGACACAAATTCTTCCGCGTTTAAAACGCTCAATGTCTCGGTATAAGGGATGGAAGTCCCGTCGAGATTGCGTGCGTACTTTTGCACGCGGTAGTACTTTTGATGCGGCGCAAGCAGCTCTTCCCGAAACTGGGACAGATCAATGTTGATCGGCAGCGCCGTGGCGTAATTCATTTAAACAGCAGCCCGTAAACATCTGTGACTGCCGTGAACGTGTTGCCGCTGGTCCGCACTGCAAGTTGATAGGGACTTGCATACTGCTGTGCGTTAACCAGCAAATCTCCCCTGCAAAGGAAGAGATTGGTGCCTGCGTCCATGACCATGGACTGACCTTGCTTCAACTCAAAGACGCTGATAGGCGGCACATAGCCTTGGTTGACCTCGGGGTCGTAGCACCAGCACACCGTCGGCTTATTAGCCGTACACAGCATCAACCTGTTCTCGTGATCGCCGTAAGAGAACCAGCCGGTGTTGCACTGTAGCTGCACTTCTCCGGTGGCTTTATCCCGGCACGTAAAGTCGCCCTCACTGAAGTACAGGACAGTTTTACTGGCCGCGCTGGTCCGGACCTCGACCACATCCCCTTGGTTGTAGTAGTTGGCGTAGAGAACGCGACCAAACGCCGCGAAGGGTTTGCGGATCATATTTAAACCGTCTGGAAGGGCGTGGTCGGGTTGTTAGTCAGATCAGCCACGGGGAACTCATGGGTCTGCCCCACCATGCTTTTGAACTGGTTGACCTGCTGCGGGTTGGCAGTAAGTTTTTCCTTGGCCTCTTGCAGCTTGGCGTGGTGCATACCGGCCATGGCGATGCGCTTCTTGATCTCTTCAGTATCGGTGACATCGGGCCACATGGTCATCGGCTGAAAGGCATACGCGGTGTACGCTGCCGGGTCGGTGCTGGCCGTCGTGTCGGAGGCAAAGGAAACCAGCAACGAGTTGCTGGCCTCGTCGTACCCTTGGATTTTGAATTTGATGCTGTTCATTGTTGCTCCGATTAAGCTGCTGGACCTTGCCGCGTGCCGGTCGCGGTCCACGTAACAAAACTATTACCAACGATGTAGAAGCCGGCTGCACCGCCTGCACCGCCCGGACGGGGGTTGGCACCGCCAGTTGCCGCACCGTTTGCACCGTTGGCTCCACGACCACCACCAGCACCGCCACCGATGCCTTGGAAGTCGCCGGGGTTGCCTGCGCCACCCGCACTGTCTGTTCCGTTGTTGCCGGGGAAAGCGCCGCCACCACCGCTTCCGGGGTTAAAGCCTGCACCGCCACCACCGCCGCCACCCCAACCGGAACCACCTTTGCTTGGCGTCCAGCCAGAACCACCCCCGCCACCACCGCCACCACCGGCAATCACGTTGTTGTTCTGGATGGTCGTGGCCCGGTTGATGTACAGAGCGTTACCGGCATTGGTGCCGGGGTTGCCCCCGCTTTGAGCGGCAAACTGAGAATCACCGCCGTTACCGCCCATGCCCTCGATGACGCCGTTGTTGATGATGGTGACGGTATCCCCAGCGTTAAACGAGTTGGTCACCAGCATGGCGTATGTGCCGGTCGAAGTGCTGCCGACAAACACCCCACCGTTCACCGTGACTTGAATGTCAGAGATGCCGGCGATGTACGTGCCACCCCGGTTGGCGTACACATCGTAGTTGTACGTAGAGGAGGAGATGGTCAGCGGGATGAAGACGCGCTTGACCGTGCCGTAGAAGTTGCTGATCGAGATGGCCCCGGAGGTGGGAACCGTCGTGTTGTTGGAGGTTACAAACGCACCCCCACGGTAATACTCAGACATGCTGATGGGGTTAGACCCCCCGAACTCAGTCTGTATCTGGGTAAGCGCCAAGGGGCCAGAAGAAGGCAGAGCCATAACCGCTCCTTAAGGCGTACCAAATGCAGTCACATCGTTGGCAGACACGATTGCGCCGTTGGTGTTGATGGACGCAACCGTCACGCCGCCGTATTTAAACTGTAGCTTGCCGCCGGACTCCGTGATCGTCCAGTTGGTTGTCGTCAGAGTACCGGCACCAATCGCCACGTTGTCCGTGCTCAGGGTGTTGGTGTTGGCGTTGTAGGCCAGACCGCTATCGATGAACGGTGACTGGTTGCCCGTAGCCTGCGCACCCACCAGCACCAAGGAAGTCGTGGTGTCAGAGCTGGTCGTCGCGCTGATGTTGATGTTGGTGGCGTTGGTTGCCGTGGTAGCAGTGGTGGCGGTATCTGCGTTACCCGTTACGTTGCCCACCAACGTGCCGATGATGTGGGTGTTCTGGAAGTAGAAGTTGGTTCCCTCGGTCCAGACCGTCATGGTCTTACCGGCGGGGATAGCCACCCCAGCACCTGCGGCGGTCGTGTTACCGATCACCGTGGAGTTGTAGATGGTGGCGGTGTAGCTGCTGGCGTTGTAGATGACGTAGGTCTTCTCTGCCGGGGGTGCGTACACCGCAAAGTTAGCCCCGGTGGTCGTTGTCAGGGCAATCGTCTGCTGGCGGGCCTCATCTGCGGCACCGTTTAAAGCGGTGAAGGCTTGGTTGGCCGAGATGACGGAGACAGACACATACCCCGCAATGGCCGACTCAACTAGCGTGCCCAGATTGGTGTTGGTCGTGTTACCCCACGTACCGGCTTGATCGCCCGTCGTGATCAGTTCGATCCGCAGGCTGGGGGAATAGGTGCTCATTGTGAGGTTCCTTATTGGGAATTGGGTATATTCTGCCAGCCCGGGTTCTGGGCGTCATCTATCCCAGTCCATCCCGGCGTCTGCGTGTCGGTGATATTGACCCAGTCAGGGTTCTGGGTGCTGATGATCTTGATCCAGCCACCGACTCCAAAGCGGTCCGCCAAGACAACGTTCTCGGTTATCGCCACCGCAAATGCGGCCTGCACGGTCGAGATGTCCGCGCTATTCAGGTTCTCAGTGATGCTGACAAGCAGGTTTACAACCGCCGTCTCAACAGATGCAACTCCAAAGTTCTCAATGATGGAGTCAGTGTAAACGCTAATGATGGTGCTCAGGTCCGCAACGGAAATACCCTCGGAGACCGCCTGCGCAAACTGGGCGGAGATGGCCCGGAAGTCGTTCATCGTCACCGCCTCAGACACCGACAGGGGGAACTGCGCAGTGATAACCCGTACATCGTCCAGATTGGCGTTCTCGGTGATGGACTGGGAGAAGTTGGACTGCTGGGTGCTGAAGTCGGCCACCTCAATGATGTCCTCAGTGCGGGACTGCAAGGCGGCAAAGAAAGGCACCGGGTCATCTGCCAGAACTGCGTTCTCCGTCACGGACTGGGCGAACTGGGCCGCGATGGCCGGGGTGTCGTTTAAATTGCTGTTCTCGCTGATGGATTGCAGGAACGTCGAGGCTTGGGTGCTGAAGTCGTCGGACGTGATGACTTCGTTGATGCTGCCAAAGAACAGCCCCGACCCGGTTACCTCGATGTCGCTCTCGGTGATGACCTCAGTGATGGACTGCAAGAAGTTCGATTGCTGGGCGCTGGCGTCGTCGGAGTTCAGGTTTTCCGACAAGGAAAGGACAAAGTTCGTCCCTGCCAGCGAGGCAAACGGTGACTGGGCGAAGCTTGCAATTCCGAACATGATTAATTATCGGCGGGCAGGGGTTGGTTACCTTCTTCCAGCCACTTCTGAAACTCAGGGTAGTCAGCCGTGCAGGTCAGGCGGCACTTGCCGTCATCGTCAATACGGGCAAGAATTTGTGGTTCGCCTTCAACGGCGGGAAGCATTTTGAAAATCATAGTTCAGCACTCCAGCCAAGGTATGCATTAGTGTTTGCTGCGCGAAGAAACCCAGCAAGCCCCGCAGTCTGTCCTGATGCCACAGTTAAGTTGACTTGCCACATACTCGTTGATGCATCGTTATGGGTTGGAACAGAGCTTGATGCTCGTGAAGCACCACCAGTAAGCACCAAGTAGTCGCTTGCCGTTCCGGATTGCTCCAAAGCTGTCGGGGCGCTTCTCATGGTTACCGGAAAAACGCCGTTAGCATTGCCTGCTGTTGCCGTGGTTGCCCATGCTGTTACCGAAATAATTTGGCTGCTGGCAGATGGCGTGATCCGGTAGTAGTACCGCTGGCACTGGATCAACTGCCGCCCGTAGTCAAGGCGCTCAAACTGCTCGGCCACAGTGCCCGTTTCCAGTTGCACCCCGGTGATCTGCCATGTAGCCGCATTAGTTGCCATCAGATTGGTTGCGCCAGTTGCAGACAGTAGCTGTGACGCGGCCCAAGCACCTGCGGTTCCTGCAAACCCAGACGCCACGCCAAGTCCCCAATAAACACGGATGCCAGTGTTATTGTCTGTAGCCCATGTGCCAGCAGTGTCGCCGGCAATCGTGACCGTCTTCTGCTCCCAAGTGTTGGCCGCATTAATGGTGTAGGTGAACGGATACGAACGATTCACGCCGTTGTTGCTCAGAGCGCCACCAAAAGTTCCCGTCACGCTGGATTTGGCCCAAAACGACAGAGTAACTGTGGCAGCACTTGCAGAACCCCACGCAAGATCAGCCGTGTTAAACCCTTCAATAAACTGAGCGGCGTAGTAAAGGTCGGAGCCAGAAAGTGAAGAGTCAATCGTTGTGACGGTGACCCTTACTGAATTGGTGAACCCCGCAGGAGCGTCGGCAACCTGCTGCGCGGTGAACACGCCCGAAGATGACACTCCAGAAAAACGGAACCTATCCACCGGATAAAAAGCCCCTGCGGTATTTACAGTCACCGCCGCCCCGGCGTTCCTCTGATCAATCCGCATGTCACCATTGATGATGCGGTTACGGAACCCCTGTGCGTTGGCTTCGCTACTGAGCAGCGCGGCGGATACTTGGGTGAGCGGCATCAGTTGGTCTCCGGTTCATCAGCAGGCAGCGGGGTGTTCCCGGCTTCCAGCCACTTCTGAAACTCAGGGTATTGATCGGTACAGGTCAGGCGGCACTTGCCATCGTCGTCGATGCGGGCGTAGATTTGTTGCTGATCGTCAACTGGCGGAAGCATTTTAAAAATCATAGTTCTGCACTCCATGCAAGAAATGCGTTTGCGTTAGCTGCTCTGATTTGCCCACCAAAACCCGTAGTAAGCCCAGAAGCAACGGTCAGGTTGACGGAGGCACAATCAATAGTGGAAATTCCAAAAGCGGGCACTGAGTTACACGCTGGATTTGCAGCACCAGCTATAACCATGTAGTCAGCCGCAGTTCCTGACTGTTCTAGGCTGAGAGGTCGAGTCCTCATAGATGTCGGAAAACTAACTAATGCAGTTGCAACAGTGGTCGAGTCACAAAAAAGAGACCCCATCCGCGTTCCGGTTGCTTCGCTTTTAAGCCTGTAATAATACCGCTGGCACATGATCAGCTCACGGCCGTAGTCCCGGTACTCGAACGGGGTGGCGGAGGTGCCGCGCTCAAGCTGGACGCCGGTGATGTAGAAGGTGGCGCCATTGGTGCCGACTACGGATGTTGCGCCAGTTGCGGACAAATAGTTTGCGCCTGCCCAAGCCCCCGCCGTGCCACTGCTGTTCGACCCAACTCCAAGGCCAAACCAAAGTGCCAAACCCTTGCCGTTTGTCGTTAGCCAAGTGCCAGTCGTGTCGCCAGCAATGGTGACAGTCTTTTGCTCCCAAGTGTTCGCGGCACTGATGGTGTAAGTGAACGGGTAACTGCGGTTTTGTGCGCTGTTAGTTACCGAGCCACCAAAAGTTCCCGTCAAACTGGAACGCACTTGAAATGACAGCGTAACTGTTTGAGCACTAGCAGTGCCCCACCCAAGGTCAGCAACGTTCAAGCCTTCGATAAACTGAATCAATACAAAAGCGTCAGTCGATAGGACAGAATATGCTGACGACGATGTGGTGAGCAGTGAGTTAATAAATCCCGTAGGAGCAGTAGAAGACTGCTGTGAAGTCAGTTTTGACGCTTGGCTGACATAGTAGTTCCAGCGATCAACTACGTAGGTAAATGCCCCGTTAGCAGGCGTCACACTCGCCCCAGCATTCCTCTGGTCAATGACCATCGCCCCGTTGATGATCCGGTTGCGCCACGAGACGTTGTTGGTGCCCGACTGGGCGATGCCTACTGCTGCGGTCATTGCAGGGACTCCAGTTGTTTATCTGTCGGGTTCATCATGCGGCCCTCACCATTGAGGCTTGAAAAAAGACCGCTGGCGGCCCGAAAGCGGAAGTGTTCTGCGCGCTGCCATTGTTATGCTGCCCATAAATCTCGACGTAATCTGTCGAACCATTCAGGTAGACAAGACAAGAAATCGTATTGTTTAGGCCCACTGCGTTATTAGGAACCGAACTTCCACGCTTTAATTCCGCACCGTTCTTATAAACCATAATGAACGTGTAAGTTGAAGTCCAACCGCCCCAGTTGATGCCCGCGTTGACTTGGTAATACCCTGCAACCGTTGGCGTAAAGCGATAGTTCGTGGCGTTGTCGTAACAGCTATTGGTGTCGAACTCTTCAGTTTGAAAGGCTATTTTTGTTGCAGTCGCGTTATTGATACTTTGAGCGCCGCTGGCGTATGCGCTGAACGCCGGGCCATTGCCCGCCACGCCAGAAGCCAGCTTGGCTTGCGTCACGTTTGCATCTGCAATCTTGGCCGTCGTCACCGACCCATCCACCAGATACGTAGTACCCACAGACCCTGCCGTGCCGGGGATGGCGTTCAGGACCGAGGAGACATAGAACGACTCCGTGACCACCAGATCACCCGCAGAGGCTGGGTTCACCAGAACCACCGTCGTTCCGTTACTGGCGGTGTAGTCCGCCGTGCCAAGAAGGACACCATTCCTATAAACATTCAAAAACCCCACCGTGTAGCTGGGCGGGGTGAACGTGGTCTGGCCTGCGGTGGCGGTGAACTCCGTGAGGGTGCGGTAGGCGGTCGTTGTGACCCCGGAGGCCGGGATGCCCAGAAAGCGCACAGAGATGTTGGCCGTGCCCGATGGCGGGGCGGCGGAGAAGGTCAGGGTGGTGCCGTTGACCGAGTAGGTGCTGGGGTCTTGCAGAACGCCAGTGACCGCGACAAGCAGCGAGTTCGTGTTGGCCGGAGCCGCAGACAGCGTGAAGGCAGTCTGAGACCCAGTCCCGGAGAACTGATCCGTCAGGAAGGCCGTGGTGAACGGCTGGTTGCCGATGTATGCCATTTAGGGGGTTCCTTCTTCGGCTGCTGGCGCATCCGCAGGCAGGGGTTGGTTGCCTTCTTCCAGCCACTTCAGGTACTGCTCGCTATTGGTTACGTTGTGCCATTCGCCCGTTTCGACCCCGTCAATAATTTTCTGAGCGAAGTCGGAGAAAACATTTAGCTTGTAGGTGACCATTTTTACAACTCCGCAGATGCTGTGACATGGATGGCGGCGTTTGTCCCGCTAGTAGAAGTGGCGTTGTTGTAAACAGTCACGCCGCGAGTGCCGGGGTTAGAGGTGGCGGCTGCCACAGTTCCTGCGGTGTTGAGAAACCAAGAAGACCCGGCCGCCGACGGGTTATAAGTTGTCACCACACTCGGCCCAGTCCGCATCTCTACCGGGAAGAACCACGTTGCAATTAGGCCAACGCTCACACCAGTGCCGGAGCCATTTAGCGTAAGCAATGCGCCACCTTGTCCGGCGTTAGACGCCGGGGCTGTGCCTTGGCTGAACGTCATGCAAAAATACCGCTGGCACAGCATCAGCTCACGGCCATAGTCGATCTGTTCAAACGGTGTGGCTACGCTTCCAGCTTCCAGTTGAACGCCGGTGAGGTTAAAGGTAGCGCCGTTGGTGCCGCTGAGCTTTACATCGCCAGTTGCACCCCGATAGTCTGCGGCTGCCCACGCTCCAGCAGTTCCAAGCAGGGTCGATCCCATTCCAAGATCAAACGAAACCCGCACTCCGCCAGTGTTATCCGTACTCCATGTGCCGGTAGTTGGCCCGGCGATGGTAACGGTTTTAAACTCAAACGTATTCGCTGCGCTGATAGTGAAGCTGAACGGGTACGAGTAATCCTGTGCCGAGTTTTGTAGCGCCCCGCCAAACTGCCCAGTCAAAGAACTGCGAACCCAAAACGACAGTGTGATAGCAGAAGCGCCTGCTGCGCCCCAGCCAAAATCGGCAATATTAAAGCCCTCAATGATTTGAGTCAGGGCGCAGCGGTCGGCAGACCCTGCTGCGGCGGCTGTGGTTGTCGTAATAAGCAAAGATCTATTAAAACCTGCTGGCGCGGTGCTAACTTGTTGACCAGAAAAGGCCATTGACCCGTTTTCAAAGACTTGCCACCTGTCTGTTAAATAGGTGGTCGTGCCGTTTGATATAGACACACTCGCCCCGTTATTCCGCTGGTCGATGACCATGTTGCCATTGATGATCCGGTTCCTGAACCCAAGGCTGTTGACCGCAGAGATGTTGTTGCCGTTGACGGACAGGGTCGAGGCTGTGACGCCAAGCCCGGAGGTCAGGCCGTTCGTGCCTATGGTGCTTACGGCCATTACTGTGCTCCTTCAAGCGCGGCGATGCGGGCGGTCAGGGAGGTGATGAGGGCTTGCTGTTCCTGAATCGCAGCGGTCAGCGTGGCGACCAAGAAGCTGGTGTCGATGCCCTGATATTGAGGGTTGCCGTCAGCGTCCACTGCATCCTTTGCACCGGTCACGCAGTCGGGGACAACTGCTTGCAGTTCGTGAGCAATGAAGCCCTCACCATCCGACCCATCCGCTTTCCATTTGTACGTCACCGGCTTGAGGGCGGCAACGCGGGCCAAAGCTCCGGTCATGGGCGCAATGTTTTCTTTCAGTCGGTAGTCGGACGAGGTGTTATACGCGGTCGCACTAGTCGTGACGCTGATCGTGCCAACGGTTGTGTTGCTGCGCCTGATTGTTATTGCTGTGCCGTCGCTGCCTTGCCTATTAACTAGAAGCGCATCGCCATTACGGGTCAAAACTGCGCCGTAAGTTCCAAATTCACATCCGGCTGCAGTAGCGTCCGCTGCAGTTTTCCCCACCAGAAAGTTCCCGCTGGAGTCGAGCATAGCCCGCGCTGTGTTGCTTGTCCCAAAAACAAGCGGATACGCACCAGTCGTAGTGATCGCGGCGCTTTCCCCCGTAGGGCCACCAGACAGCAACGCACCTGAATAGGCCGAACCCGAATAATCAATTTCCAGTGCGCGAGAACTGGAGTTCTGATCGTTATACAAGCGAAGGCTGGTATAGCTCGTGCTGCTGGTATTTCGCAACATAGAAATGCTGCCGACCACTTCCAATCTGGTGGTGGGAGAACTCGTCCCAATCCCCACGTTGCCAGAACTATTGGCCGTGATCACATCCGCAGTGGTAGCCCCAGAGTTACCCACACCTAGACGCACCGTGCCGTCAGGCGTTGCGGGCTGATACAGCGTGAAGTTGTTGGTGGCAGTGACCGACTGGCCGACCTGTACGTTGTTCGTTTTTAGGGTGCTCATGCGGCCCTCGCCAAAAATGCTTGAAAGGATGTTTGTCGAGGAGCGCCCCCAGACACAGTTCCGGCATTATTGCCTTGCACATATATCTCAACATAATCAGTTGTGCCGTTTAAATACATTAGCGCATACACGCCGCAGCTGTCGCTATTAGTGGCATTTCCTGTATTAGAAAACCCTTCCATATAAGAGCTTCCATTTTTGTAGATGTATGCGGTGTATCGATTACTGTAAGCATCAACCGATATGCTTGAATTAATTAAATAATATCCCGCCACATTGGGGGTAAATCTGTAATTAGTAACGGAGTCATAGCAACCCGCCGTATCGAAATCTTCAGTGCCAAACTGCACCTTTGTAAATGTAGCCGCACTGATTGATTGTGAGCTTCCACGGTACGCAAAGAACGCAGGGCCAGTCCCCGCAAAGGTAGACGCAGTGCTCACCAAGGTGCCGGTGTTATCCGGCAGGGTCAGGGTCTGGTTACTGGCCGTGCTCGGCTCTTGCAGCGTAACACTGCCACCGCCGGAGGAGTTGAGTTTCAGGCTCATTGTGCGGCTCCTTCAAGCGCGGCGATGCGGGCGGCTTGACTATCTACGATTCCTTTGAGTTCCTGAATTGCAGCGGTCAGCGTGGCGACTAGGAAGCTGGTGTCGATGCCTTGGTAGACGGGGTTGCCTTCCGCATCTACTGCATCTTTCTCGCCAGTCACACAGTCAGGGACAACTTCAGCCAACTCGTGAGCAATAAAGCCTTCGCCTGCGGAGCCATCGACCTTCCACTTGTATGTGCAGGGCTTCAAAGCGGCAACGCGGGACAGTGCGCCTTGCATTGGCTGCACGTTCTCTTTCAAGCGGTAGTCGGATGATGTGTTGTACGAAGTCGCAGTCGTGGTTACATCAATTGAGCCAACATCTGTGTTGTCGCGCTGCAATCGAATAACCTCGCCGTTTCCGTTCCACCGCGCAGCAATAATTGCGTGTGAATTATTTACGCCAATTAAGGCGCCACCAGCGCTTAATTGTGAACCGTAAGTACCAGAGGAGTGGGGGTTGGCTGTCGTCGTCCCCACCAGCAGGTTCCCGCTGGCATCCAGCGTCATCGCCTGCGTGAACGTGATCGCGTTGCCTGCGGTGCCGGAGGCAGCGTAGTACCACTTGTGGACGTTTGCATCTATGGTGTAAAGACCAGCAGCAGAGTTGGCAACATACTTGTAGCCCGAGTTGTAATAGGCGTTATTCGCCAGATTCGCTTCAGAGCCAATCCCAAAAAACATCGACCTAGCGCCAATTTGAATCGCTTTATAGAGGCTGTCCCACGCACTCGGCGTGACCCCGATGCCGACGTTGCCCGAGCTATCAATCCGCATGACCTCCGTACCACCTTCAGCAAATGCGATGGTGTCAGCAGCGGGGAAGAAAATCCCGGTGTTGGAATCCGTGCCACGGATCGCTGGCGTTGCAGCAGAGCCGTCAACATCAGACAGGCCGCTATCTCCAGAAAGAATTAAGCTCATGCCACCACCCAAGTAGAACCAGAAGAAACAGTCACTGTGACGCCGGATGCAATCGAAACTGGCCCGGCGCTCAGGCCATTATCCCCGGCAATGATTGTGTAGTTGGTGCTGATCGTGGCGCTGTTGGCAATGATCCCGCTGGTGACACGAAGCACGCCCGCCGTCACATCCAACCCCGTAGCCAGCGCCGACGTACCCACCGTACCCTGACTGGGGGCAAGCACCTGCGTGATCGGGCTGGTGTAGTAGACGTAGATGTTGTTCGTGCCCGAGGGCGGGGCCGATGTGAACGTGATCGTGTTGCCGCTGATCGTGTAGGCATCACCGGGCTTTTGCGGCACGTTCTCCACCACCGCCTGCACCTGCGCTACAGACGCCACCGGGCGAGACAGCGTAAATGCGGTCGTGCTGGCATTGCCGCTGAAGAAATCAACAGCCGGGATGAATCCCTGCGTGGTGGGGGTGTTGCCAATAAACGCCATATCAGACCGCCGTCAGGACCGAAACAACCACATCCGCAGAGCTTGCGGCGCTAGTCAATACCTTCAGGGCATCAGAAGCAATCAGCACCACCCGGTTGCCGCCAATCACCTCCAGCGAACCGCCGACAGGGATCGTGGCCGCCTTGACCAAGTAGTAGTCCGTGGCAGAGCGGGTGAAGT